TTTTGTATCACACTTCATACAATCACAGTCATCACCGTGATTCTTTTTCAAATCAACATCATCCCCAGAACCTTCAGTTATGTCTTCTTTTTTGGGATTGATTTTGACTTTAGTTTTCTTTTCAGATAGAGATTTAAAACTAAGCATTATTTTTTTCCTAATCTTTTTTCAGCTTGCTTCTTGTATAAACGTTTTGCTTGTTGTAATTTAGACACTGCCTTCTCTTTATCACCTGCATGTGCTGCCTTTCCTCTCTCTATGTCTGCCTTTTTAGAAGCTTTGAGTGCTAGGTCTGCAGATATCTCATCAATTTGTTCTACCTCTTCTTTCTTACAATCAGGTACTGCTCTACCATCTTTCATCTTAGTTGTTGTTGCTGTATAACCTTTCCAACAAGACTTCTTCTTAGGATCTCTACCAATATTCTTACGTGCTGTTGCTAGTGTAGCTTCATCTATCTCTACCTCTTCCTTACGAGTATCTTTCCCATCAGGTTTTAGACCTTTCTTCTTTTGAATAGCATTATGAACTGCTCCTGCATGTTCTTCTGATCCACTTTCGATCTTACCATCACCATCGTAATCTTTCTTTGCTTTCTTTTCAGCTATGTCTTGCACCTGACGATATGCATCGCTCATATCAGGTAATTGTATGTCAGTAAAGGTCTTCATTGTCATTGCAGTACTTTCTCCTTTTTATTTATCTTCTTTAGAAATTGTCCTGGCGTTAATTTACGCACGTAAGCATCTAAACTATCTGTTCCAAACTCACGTGTAGCAGGTTCAGACCATTGGGATTCATCAAAATCTGTTTCCACTAAGTCTTTTAACCAACTGCGAAATATATTATCATGCTCATCAATAGAGATGACGTAATTGCTGCCACGACTAACAACTTTAGAAATGATCCCTGTGTTGAGGTTCTCGACATAGCTACCTATAGAAAATAATCCTTCGGTGAGGTATGCTTCACGCAACCCCTTCGGATCTAATTTAGGTGCTATCTCATATAAATGAAACGAAACTTCATTAAAATCATCTACACACTCTTCAACTTTCATTGCTCCTTTGAGTGTATTAAACAGTTCCTGTTTGTCTTTTGGTTTTAATCCTTTAGGACATCCCTTTTCAAACTCAGCGTAATTATTTTCAGATGCCAACTTACGTTGTTTAGATGCAGACATACCTTCTATGCCTTCACCATCAGGATCTCTATCACCTGCTGATGTCACACGTATGTTTTCAAATGTATAAGCTTGTCCATTATATTTCTGTGCTAGTGAATTAAACTCACTAACTCTATCACCACCTACAATAATATTAACATCACTATATCCTTCTGAGTCTAACGCTTCCAGAACATCAAATATTGTACGCATCTCTTCATTAGAGATGATAGCATTTGTATGATCTGGGTACGCCTTATGCATAAACTTAACCTTCGTCGAAGGGTCAAGGGGATTCTTCTTATCATCCTGCGTCCTTGAGGGGTATATTCGATACTCTCCATTTTTTGCACTCTCTGCTACTTTTTTTATGAGTGCCTCATGTCCTGTAGTTGGAGGATTAAATCTTCCAAAAGTAATAGATATGCTACCTTGATCGACCTGACCATCGCCAGATGTCGTTTCTTCTCCTCCATTGGTTGCATCTCCTGCTGCTAATTCTGCTGCGGTAAGTCTTACAAGCTTCCCTGCTTTTGACATGTGTGTTACATTGCCAGCTTGATCGGCATACTTTCCGTAACCCACGTGTCTAAGATTTCGTTTTTCTGCTTCCTTCGCTGCCATTGTTCTTTCTGCTTCAGCGAGGAATAAACTAAATTTCTTCATTTATAATAGGAATGAGGTCGCTCTCAAATATTATTTAGGCTAAAGTGAAAACATACCTGGTTGTGCCTCTAGATAGTGCCTTGGATAGAATTTATATACTTTAGTACCTTGAGATGAACTACTAGCAACCTCAAGTTTATATCTGATCTGCATGATAAAGTTTTCTTTACCTGCTAATTTCTTACCAGTATCATCTGCACGATATATTTTAACAGTAGGACTACCTGTCTGAACTAGTTCAGTAGTATAACGTCCTTGTAGTAGTTGTTCTTTGAACTGTTCATTGATAACAAAACTTTTAACTTCTTTTTCACTCTCAAATTTAACTAGTTCAGTCTCTACATTTCTAGACAATCCAAATACAATATAGTCTGCAAACTTTTTCTTTACATCTGATGCAAAGTTTGCGTTCAATCCTTTCTCAAGTGTTCTTTGTGCCTGTTCATATACAACCTTTGCTGATTCTTTTAAGTTATCACCACCACCAGTTTTCTCAGCATCTTCTCTACTAGAATATTTCTTAGTATATACTTCATTGTCAAAGAACTCAGTTAATTTCTTCTCATATATTGCTTGAGATTCTTTAACACTCAGTCCCATCTCACCAAATATATTGACAAACTTATCAAATCCTAATCCAGATACCTGATGAAACTGTTCACCACCAGATACTTTAAGAGAGTAATCTGTAGTCTTATATTTTTTATCTTTTGATTTTATTTCTACCTTAACGTCTGCCTTAGTACCTTTCTGATCTTCTGTTCCTGCTGCTATTACTTTTATAGTATCATCTTTGACATTGAGAGATAGATCTTTTGATTGTATATTAATCTTTTGATTACCATTAACAAATCTAATAGCACCATCCCTAAGATCAGTTACCTTTTTCCAGTTCTCTTTCTTCTGTAGAAATGCTGTTGCCTTTGCAGGTATAGAAACACTAACTGATACAGTATCCATAATTGCACTGCCAACATCATTTACTTTTTTCTTATATCCTCTCTTCATCATTTCAGTGAGAACCTTATCAACATCTTTACCTTCCACTAGAGGTAGTTTCCTCTCAGTTTTTTTCTCCATCCTCTTAACAAATCTTGCTGCTACTGCTGCTGCAAAAAATGCTTCAAATAAATCTCCTCGGTTGGCATCAATCTTTGCCTTCGCCATCGTTTTTATTTTTATTTATTTCATCTAAGTCATCTAATGCCTTACTTGACCAGTATACTTCTGGTTCTTCCTCTTGTGTTTTGTATGCCCACTCATCTGTATGTCCTACAGACCACCACTTAGGTAGTGTCTCTACTGCATAGTTCTGTGTACACACCTTGAAATCAGGTATCTTTAGATTGTCATTATCAACTAAACTGTTATCAAAGAACTGACATCTATTGTTTGGTTGTGCAGCAAACTGTCCATTGTCTAGTGCTATGATATTAAATGTTTTATGTTCTGGATCATGTTCTGAGAAGTTTGTATCTAATACAGAGAAGTCAGGGTGTGCAGTATCAATAGTAAACTCATACTCTCCTGCATGCATCTTTCTATCCTTACCAAAGAACTGACATCTACCTAGTATAGGTTTTTCTACTACAGTAATATTATAATCAAAACAATCCCATAGTTCTAATACATCTAATGGTAATTGATTGTCCCAATCTATATCTTCTTTCCATACAAATGCACTCAATGGTAACTTGTCAAACAATGCACCGTAGTCAGTTAGTAATGTCTCAAAGTATAATGCCTTTGCCTGTATGCTTCGTACAGAAATCCATAGACCAGGTGTCAATTCACCATATCCTTTCTCAAGATCGTATAGATATTCTTTTTTCACCCATACTTTCCTTGGAGGTAAAGGATGTACTAAGTACGCCATTTTAATTTAGTTTTCAATACTTGTAATCGTCTTTTTGCACGACGAAGTGCTTGAGGTTTTAATTTCCTCTTGAGTTCTTTCTTACTGTGATGTTGCCAGTTAGGGACTTTCATCTATTTGTGGTGAAATACTTCTACATATGATTCACACTTAGGACATGTAAAACTAGACCAGAAATCATACTCAGACTCATCACCATCATTTATATCATCCATGTCAAAATCTGCTCCCCAGATTAATTCAGTTCCACAGTGCCAACAGTTCATAGATCTCCTTTCTTTCTATTTTCTGAGTAATGAACATCAAACTCTCCACCAGGATATCTACTCTTTAACTTATCTACATTCATTTCTATAATCTCTTCTGGTGATACATCTAGTGCTATACATGCCTGTATAAAATACCACATGATATCACCTAGTTCACGTTTCATGTGAGTTAGATTCTCTTGAGTAACTGGTTTACCTTGAAATAATATCTTCTTTACTATCTCAGTAAATTCTCCTGACTCTGCACACAATCCAAGTGCAGCAGTTAATGCTCTATGTGAAGAGAAGTCTTTAGAATCTAATTCTCTTATACGATCTTTAAAATGTCCACCGTACTTACTTTCATTAGATGTTACAGCGTTAACAAACTTTGTATACTTTAGGAAATCAATCATACTTTAATTCAGCGAAGGATTTTTTACCAGAAATTTTCTTAATGATCTTATCTTCAACACCTGCGTCAACGAGATCTTTCTGTGCTTCATCAACATCATACAACCTCATCTTAGATCTGTCAATACCTAAACAAAATCTTTTGTTTAAAGTAGGATCATGGTATCTATTCTTTAATTGCTTGACCATTATTTGATTCTGTTCTTCCAATTCCTCCGTAGAAATAAGAGCAAACATAAGATCAGCAGTTGCGGGAAGCCCAAAACTTTCGCTTGTATCAGTAAGATCAACATCACTACTCCCAAAGCCAGAACGAGTCGTCTGAGTAGCGGTGACGATAGGTACATTAGTTTCAACTGCAAGACCACGGAGTTCTTCTGCGATTGCTTTGACATAGGTATACGAGTTTACTATAGATCCTTTATACCTCTGAGAGGCACATATATTTAGATAATCAATGAATATAATATCAGGTTTAATATTTCTCTTCAGTTCTAATTCATTTAATAATGCTTTGAAATGTCCTACATGTGCAGATGCTGTAGGATATTCTTTGATAATTAATTTACCTTGAGTCTTCTTACTTAATGCAGATATTTTATTCTCGTACATTGCTCTTGGTAAGTCATGTAATTTTTGAATAGGAACGTTCAATAGATTAGCATCTATTCTTTCGGCAATCTTTTCCTCTGCCATCTCCATAGTAATATAGAGAACGTTCTTACCTTGGAGCAAACAACTACTAGTGACATGGCACATAAAAAGAGACTTACCCACACCAGTCCCTGCAAGAGCAACATTGAGAGTCTTGTTAGGAAGACCACCCTTTGTAATCTTGTTAAAGAACTCCAAGTCAAAAGGAATCTTTTCCTCAGTCTTATGGTAGAAGTCGTATCTTTCTTCGTAGTTCTGTAAGTAATCATGACCTACATTTTGGTCAAACGACACACCTAATGCATCACTTAGTATCTGTGGAATAGCCCCCTTATCCCTCTTTTCATCCTGTCCATCTGCGATCTTGACACTCTCCATAAGTGAGAGATAAATCGCCCTTTCCTGACACCACTTTTCCGTTGAATCAATGATCCAATCCAGTTCTGCTTTTTCATTGGATAAGCCACTTAATACCTCCATAATATCTTTGAACTGACTCTCTGATAAATCAGTTCTTTCTTGACACTCAATACTCAATGCATTCAGAGAAGGCAATGCATTATAATTAGAAATATACTCATGGATTTCAGCGAAGATTATCTTGTATGATCGTACAGTAAAATAATCTGACTTCAAGAAAGGTAATACCTTGCGGGTAAACTCTTCATTTGATATCAGATTATTCAGTATGGTAACTTCTAGATTCATGTGTAGTGTAAATAAGAACCAACAATGTATTTTTGAGATGACACTGGTGGTAGTCCTGAGTGTCTATACTGCCAATTAGCAGGGAACAAAAGTATTCTACCACATTTCGGTTTTATTGCAACATCAAGTTTAGGAAAATTTGTTTCTCCTCCTTCTTCTACATCATTTAGATATAGAAACATAACAAGAAACCTTTTAGCAGAAGCATAGTCTCCAACATCAACATGATCTTTGAATTGATCTTTACCATTATTATCATACATCTTCATACGGAACTGTTCAAATCCGTACTGTGCAGGAAAGTCAGGTCCTACATCCAAATAATTAATATAACTTTTAGC